TGTAATGCCTAACAGCCACGAGACTAAGGATGATTTAGTAGATAATATATACCACCTACTACAAGGTTCAATGCTAAACAACGAGAGTAAAGAGTCCGTACTTGATATGGTCTCAGAAAAAATTAATGAATATTATGTCAACGATTAATATTTTGGTGTAATTTAGTAGTAATCAATTCAATTATATATGAGCAATTTAAACAAATCCCTAATCAAAGTCCAGTCAGAGTTGAAGGCTCCGAAGGGACAACGCAACAAGTTCGGTAACTACAATTACCGCAGTGCTGAGGATATCTTAGAGGCTGTAAAGCCTTTACTCGCAGCCAATGGACTGACTATGCAAATCTCAGATTCAGTTGCTGAGGTTGCAGGTATTCCTTACATTGAGTCTATGGTTGTAGTATCTGATGGAGAGGCAGACAGAGTAGTAACTGCACAAGCAGGTATTGACCCTAATCGTAAGGGTATGGATATCGCACAGTGCTTCGGTGCAAGTTCATCCTATGCCCGTAAGTATGCACTCAATGGTATGTTCCTTATTGATGATACCAAAGACCCCGATGCTACCAACGACCACGGCAGAAGTTCCGCTCCTGCTCCTGCACAATCAGCACCTGCACTTCTTCCTTTAACGGATGAGATTAAAGCTAAGATGGTATCTGCTGTAGCTGAAGGTAAGCGTGATGCAGTGGAGAATGCGCTGGGCAAGTACAAGATTACGTCTAAGGTCCGCAAGGAAATCTTAGGGTAATGGATATCTTAGAAAGGTTTAACGATGACGAGGTGTACTATGCGGACAGGGAATACCTGTCCAATAGTTCCCTCAAGCTAATGAAAGAATCGCCTACCAAGTTTAGCCTATGGCACAAAGGTAAATGGTCACAGCCTAATACCTCAGCGTTTGATGTAGGTCGTGCCTTACACGCAAGGTTCTTGGAAGATAAGGTAAACTACATTGGTTGGGAAGGTCAGCGCAGAGGGAACGACTACAAGGAGTTCCGTGCTGAGAATCCTCAGACCATTGCACTAACCCAAAACGACTTCCACCTTGTTGAAGGTATGTACGATAAGCTATCAAAGGTTGATGCTGTTCGTGATATTATGGGCTTGGAGTTTACTCCCGAAGTGCCAGGGGTAATGGACTACCATACTGCCCAAGGGAATGTGGTTAAGGTCAAGGGCAAGGCTGATGCATTAGCCTGGAATGGTGTAGACAATTACCTTGTGGATTTGAAAACTACTCGGGACCCAATGCACAAGTTTAAGCGTAACGCTTTCTTCAACTATGCACAACAAGCATACTTGTATAAGACTATCTTCAATGTAGATAAGTTCTACTTCTTAGTTGTACAGAAAGAGTTCCCTTATGAAGTGGGTATCTATGAAGCAGGAGATGCTTTCCTTGCAAGAGGTGAGCAGGAGTTAGAAGATTCAATTAACCTTTACGAAAGATTATTTATTAATGGAGAATTCAAACCATACAGTGCGGACATTGATGTCATATAGTAGCCTTGAGAATGTAATCATCTCGGGGACCAGCACCATTAGTGGTGTTGCTATTGCAGACATTATGTCTAACAGCAAGAAGAAAGAAGTAGCATTAGCGAAGGGCATTGCCTGTGCTGTGTTCAATGATTATGGGTACGGTGTACGTGAGATAGCGAGACTATTAAGCATTGACCATAAAGGAGTATCGGTATATATCGGCTCACACGATAACCGAATGGCTGATAAAAAGTACACGATTAAGTACAAGAAAGTCAAAGCATTTGTTGAAGGCTATGAGCATTCAAATGAAGTAAACGTAAACAGACTGAATGAGATGTCCGCCAAGGTCATCGCAATGCAGGAAAGGTACGAGCATTTAAAAGAACTATTAACAAGTAACTAAACAAAAATCAAGATGGCAAACGACAAAGTATTCGTTGGAAAGACAAGTGTAATCACCACTAAGTTCGGTGAAATTGTAAAGGTAGCTTTAGGTCCACAGGACTTTGAGGTATTGACAAACAGCAAGAATGAAAAGGGCTGGGTCAACCTTGAGATTAAGGACAAGCGTGATGGCGGTAAGTACATCCAACTCCAAGGTGAGTACACAGGTAAGCCGAAGGCGGCGGCTGTGAACGACACTGATGATATGCCTTTTTAATTCCCTTTTTCATTTCAGCTATATAAGTAGGGGGGCATTGCCCCCCTTCTTTAATCCTCACAACGATGAGCCTTAAATTGTCACAAAGTAAGGGTAAAACCTTACAATATGCCAAAGCATATAAAGGAGGGCTTATCCATTAATTTGTATGCAAAGGCGTATAACCTTTAACACCAAAGAGAAATGAAAGCACCAAAGATAATGGAGAAGTGGACTAAATTATATTGCTCTGATATATACGAAGTAAGTAATTTAGGAAGAGTTAGGAGTTTAAATAGAGAGGTTAAAATAGGTGGCAAAAACAATATCCAATCTGTAAAAAAAGTAAAATCAAAAATACTATCTCAGAGCATTACAAGCGAGTACCCTTCTTTTACTATATACGACCCGACTACAAGTTCTGAAAGAAAAAGGATTAGAACTCATAAAGCAGTTTATCATTCCTTTAATACGAGTCCTTCTATAGAGGATTGCCTTTCAGAAAAACTTGTGGTAGACCATATAGACGGCAATAAACTTAACAGTAGTTTAGTAAATCTTGAATTAGTAACATATCAAGAAAACGCTCTTAGATATCAGAAGAGTAGGAATAATAAATTTCCTACATATATAACTGATATGAAGAGTAAGGATTATTACTATATATCTAAGAAAATAAAAGGAAAGTCTAAAGTATTTGGAAGATATAATTCCATTGAAGAAGCTATTAAGGAAAGAGATGAGTTAATAAAAAATAATTGGAACCTTTAACACCAAAGATAAATGACACTTGAAGATGTTTTAGGATGTGTTTTAGTATTAGGTTGGAACGGATATCTAATTTATAAATGGAAGAGCAATGACAAGAAAGAGGAAGCACGTAAGAGAGATACAGAAATACTTGGAGATGTTAATGATAGACCAAGTAAACATAACACTACACGCCAGTAGGTTTGGATGGAATGAAGACATACAGAAACAACTAACCAACTCAGCACTACTTATCCGTAAGTATCAGCGTAGGTTGAGACTAATAAAAATGTAATATGAGCGACAAGTATTTTTGTGGTGGATGCGATAAGCAGATACCCATTGTGATTGGCATTAACCAACTGCATATATGTGATTGTGGAACCCTTAATAACATAGGAGATGCAGAGTGACGAAGGACAAATGATTTATGATGTTGGTGTACGCCTTGCTTGGAAGAAAAAGCGAGGTAACGGATACGTCAATATGTACCAAGGTACAAAGGACAGACCCTTTCAGTTTGTTACAAGAGCAAAGTCTCTTGACCATATCAATCGCAATCCAGAGATGATAGCGAAGATGATGTCGTTTGTAGGTGCGACAGGTAAAAGCGTTTACGATTTCCATATCATAGAAGAGTTCTATCGTAAGGAAATAAGCAATAGCTTTTCGCATAAAGAGGAAGATTACAGCAAAGAATTTGGAGAATAAAAAACAAGAGCAATGAGAAACATTATTTACAAAGCAGAAGATGTAGTAGACTCACTATCTACACTTCGCAAAGAGGGAGTTAAGAAAGGTGCTTGGACAGGATTTGAATCTCTGTTTGACAAGTACTCAGTTAAGAAAGGTAGCACCACATACATCTATGCTGGGGCGCACCAAGGTAAGTCGCAGTTTGGATTTGAACTGATGATGAACCTATCAGAGTTTAGCGGTTGGAAGTGGGCAGTGTATACTCCCGAGACAGGCTCACCTACAGAGGTCTTTGCCGAACTACTTTGGGTATACTTGCGTAAGCCATTCCTAATCAATGACCATCTTACTGCTACAGATGAGGAGACAGAGAAGGCTATTGAGTTTATCAACTCACACTTCTACCTAATTGACAGCGGTCTACAAGACCTCAGCATTGAGGGATTCTACACAGCAGTAGAGACTATTGAAGAGGATAACTTTATTACCATTGATGGATGTATGGTTGACCCCTTCACTGAGATTAGAACTGATGTATCCAGCGGTGTTCGTGATGACATTGCTATCGGTCAAGTACTTACTAAGGTCCGTAAGCACTCAGCAGAAAAGAACTACCATACCATTGTAACAGTACACACTAAACACCAACAAGCGAAGTACAAGAACGGAGTACCCTATGTTGACAAGCCTACGATGAACGATATCGCAGGAGGTATGCAATGGTCCCGTAAAGGTATGATGGTTGTTAATGTATGG